ACGGCCAGCCAGGCGTTACCCACTGCACTTCCTCGAATGGCTCGGGATCTTTGCTGTACGCGTTCAGTAGATCAATGCCGAACACCAGCGCCAGCATCGCCTCGCGCAGCCAGCGCTTATAAACCGGATGGCAGACCTGGAAGATGAAAACCGAATGCTGATACTGCTCGCATTTGCGGCGGAACTCCAGCAGACCGGCGCGGATCGAAGAATAGTTGATCCCCGACAAGTCGCCGCTGATCTGATACTCGGCAAGGCCCGCGCCACTCGAAAAAGCTTGCAGGCAAGTCCGGATAAACGATTTGAAATCGCCGCTGTCCTTGGCCTCGGCGAACGACACCTCTTCGCCGAAGTTCAGCACCTGGAACGTGCCGGGTTCGAGCTTGCTGATCTGCGTCCCCGGATCTGTCTGGGTCGGCCCGTTCTGGTATTGATCCGGAGGGATGATCGGATTGTCCGGGCTGGCCTGTGTGATGAACCCGGTGATCATCGCCGCGAGTTTCTTGCGGACGATTTCGGCGTCGGTGTATTGCTCCAGTTCGTAGAGCTTTGCGATCACCGATGTCAACCACGGTTGCCCCCGGAACTGGCCCGCGCGAATCGGCTTGTAGACATGCAGCACCTCGGTAGCTGGCACACGCTCTACCGACAGAGCATCCATCGGGAAGAACATCGTTTCGCCTGGATGCGACTTCCAGAAGTGGTACGCCGCACGCCGTCCGTCGGCCTGAAATTCGATGCCACACCGGACGGAATTCTTGGGTGGCATCTGCTCGATAGCCGTGCGCCACAGCGGTAATTGCTCGGCCTCGATGAGTTGCAGTTGCAACGGAACCGTGAGACCTTCCTTCGGCGAGCGCGGCCGGAACCGCACGAAGCACTCGCCGGCCTCCATGACCTCGCGAGCAATCACCATCTGCTGCCCATAGAAGTCCGTCTGGCCCGACGCGGGATTCCGCGGGTCGTACTCTACGTCGCACTCGCGTATCCATCGATTCCACTTCCTGGTGATCAGGTCGCGGATCTTATCGTCCGGATGGTGCGGCACCAGGCGAATGCCGCGCCCAATGGCGTTGGCGACGTAGGAATCGACGGCCGCCGCCGCCCACGCACTGTTTCGGACCGCGTCCCGGTTGCGCGCCTGCAATTCCAAGCCATGCGAAAACAGGAGCGTGTTGAGGCCGAGGGACGGCGGATTCCATCCCATTCCCCGACGCCCGCGACCGGCGGCATCGAACGGGAACGTCCCCATCGCGCGGGTACGTGGGACCCGTGGGATCGGCATCGGCTCGTGCCCGGCTTGGCGCGCGAGCGTCATCAACGTTTCAATTGGCACGGCGATTTAGTGGCCCCAACCGTTGGTCGTGTAGATGCGCACCTGGCGCACTTGTTGCGGCCCGGACTGCTGGGCGACGTCATTCAGGATCAGATTCCGGAGCTTGAGGTAATCGTCGACGGAATCGAACTCGAACTCGCGATCCTGAAACCGGACTCGCCTCGCGCCCTGCTTCCGCGCGGCGTCGAGAGCATCGAGATCGGACTGAGTGAACGGCATAATGAGTGTTCTTGCGACGAGTTCCGTCCAGCGGCTGCCAATCATGAGATACTGACCGGCGAATGCCAGTGAGTTGATTGCGCCCTAGTTCGCGTTGTTGGCTTTTGGCCGCCTTAGTGGCAGCTAGCTGTGGTCCGGCCGACAGTTCAGCGCTTGCGCGCCCCAGCGCACCATGAGGTGCAACTCCTCGGAGACTGATAGGACGAGGCTCTCGTATTGACGATTCAGGATTGCTGTTGGACTTTGGTCAGCCCGTAAGCAATCGTCGCACGCGGTGTGTAGGACGAATGGGAAGCGAGCCAGAGTCTGCACGAAGCGATCATTCCATTCATGACAATGATCGTACGAGGCCTTGCTATACTCCCGTCGTTCCAGCAACGCCTGCGCGACTCGCGCAGGATCGTCGCCTTCCTCTTCGACAAGCGCAGAAAGAAACAGTTCGTGGTCCCGTTGCTTCGTCCGCAAATCCATCATCTCGCAACACTGGGGGTACGATAGCGCAGTTCCAAGAGCCATCATGCCAACGCAGCCCGACAAAGCAGTCGGTTGCGCCCACACGCCAAGACCATTGAGGGGGGATCTCTCACGCTGCACTCTTCTGTACACTTCAGCGCTGGCGATACTAATCCCTTCCGGTTCTATATCAAAGTCAAAGAAAGAGGAGCAAGCGTTCGCACTCAATCCCACTGCTTCGAGCAGTTGCGCGACAGTAGACTGGAAGTCCGTGTCCATATGGTTGAGAAACGCAAATTCGCGCACGCCAGCAGCAACGGTCACAATGCTCAAGCGCTCGTGCGCTTCCAAAGCAGAACCCCTAGCGACCCAGCATCCCCTAATGCTGCGGTAGACATCGCGCGCCCGTTCCAGATTTGGTTCGGCCATCTTTGCGTTCTAGGCTTGGACAGATGCGATTTGAAACAAGGCTGCCGAGGCGCTTGCCGCCAATCCGCGGCATGGCATCTCGTCGTACTTCCGACCGTCGAGTTCTCGTCCTGCCTTCTTCTTATTCGCTCCTCCCCATTGTTTGAAGAAGAAGGATACACCAGCGGTCGAACACTGGTCTCGAATAGATGTGACCCACTTCTTGTCTATTGGACGAGCGCCCGGTCCCGACTCGCCGCCAACTATCACCCAATCTATGCCGGACAGGTTCAGCCTTGGCAATGGCCCGAGTAGCGGTTCAAGCGAAAGGAATTTTACAGCAGCTCCAGTCTGGCGAAGATCGTCAATTCTGAACTGATACTTCTCGTTCTCGACGCTGACTCCCATCCAGATATTCTCCGCCCATTCGAGTTGCGGGCTCAATTCTAGAAGTCGCCGTGAACGCTTCGTCAGAACCTGAAATTGGTGCCAATGCGCAGCGCGCATAGTCGTGAACACATGTTGGATGAACGTGACCGGCACCTTGTCTTGGAACAAGTCGCTCATTGAGTTAACGAAAACCACCTGGGGTTTCTTCCAGTGAAGCGGCGCATCGAGCATGTGCTCATGCAAAGTCAGTTTGAAACCGTTCCGGTAGTTGCGTTGTCCCATGGCCTTTAGGCGGGCGGACATGCGCTCCGCATAGCAGAATTTGCACCCGGGGCTAACCTTTGTGCAACCCGTGAGCGGGTTCCATGTAGATTCCGTCCATTCGATCGAGGACTTGGTGGCCATTCCTTGCTCCTAATTCAAGTTGGAAACGATAACTTCGTGCCTTCTGGCAACGCTCTCTTTGTGCTTCCTGCTTGCATTCGCCGTTCCTGAGACTGCGGATCTACTTCGATGCGAAACTCAGACTCCAAGCGGAGCACGGCATCGCGATAAGTCGTATCTGTGTACTGAGTCTCTGGTGCTTCCTCATCCAGGAGGCGCTTGAACGTCACCGTCCGCGCGGCGAACACCTCCAATATCCGATCACAAACTTCATCCAGGGGAGAAAACAACGGCAAAGTCGAAGCACCGGCATCCTTCGGGTCAAAGTCCCATGACCCTATCCCGTCAATCACCTCTGAACTACAGTCGTTCATAATGCGCTTCATTATCCCAGCACCCTTCGTATGCTTAGAGGCAAACACAAGATGATGGCTGGTGCCGCCTCCTTCGCGACTTCTGAATGCAAACACGGCGGGTATCCCACTTGCTTCTCGAATCGCCGCGCGGATTGCGTTCAATACCGCTTCTTCACGCGCCCGCGGATTTAACGTTTCGATCTTGCATCGCAGCGCTTTGGCGCGACTCGGCTCAAAAAACTCGTCAATGGACTCATCCATCACGGGATAGCTGAGTTTCATGTTGACACGGCGGTAGTTGAAGAAGAACAGGCAATCGTTGCCGAAACCACGCAGCGCGCCCGCTATTAACTGGAGCGACAAGCCCTTGTACCCGGACGGATCAGCAAAGACGAGGGTGGGAATTGAAAAACGATGCTTGGCGAGCGACTTGTTCACAATCCGTTCGGTGAACGCAGGCTCATGCCGGAGGCTGTCGATGCCTGCCAGCGCCAGGACGTTCTCCCTTAACTGCTTAGCATAGTCCGGGTCGCCTTCGTTAAACCAGAGCCTTACGCAATTACGGAGTCTCTCGTCCTGAATCACTCGTTCCGTGATGAGCAACGGAATGGACCTTTCGCCGTTCTTGTACCGCCCCGGCCCGGCAAACAGATCGGCATATCCGACCATTCGATTCCTAGCCAGCACATTCGTCCATGACAGGAAGTAGTCAACCACGACCTTCTGTTTAATCCGGGAGGACTCGCGCGGGTGGTCGAAGAACCGTTCATCGACGCCGAGGTCGCTAAATTTCGCCATGCACCCCTCCTGCGGTACGAATGAGAACCTGTTTACAGGACGCCGAGATCCTTCTCGGCGATTCTGCCGATCACCATGCCGATTAAACTACATAATACACATAAAATGTTCCAGTGCGTGCTGCCTCCAACCGGTCTGATCTTAGCTAGTAGGGTTTGGCGGGGTCAAACCTCGACGCGGAACCGCACGCGGTTACGCGCGGCTTGCCTGCCATCCGTGCGCTGCTGTTGCTGCGGTTGCTTCACTTCCTGCACCCGAGGCGCGCCCACTCGGTGCTCAAGGTCGGTCCAGTGCTTCTCCTGGAAACGGTCGATGCCGACCCGTCCAGCCGCCGCGCGCGCGTACACTCGGCAATCGAGCGCCTCGTTGCGCTCGCGCATCTTCTGCCACTCGTGCCGGCGATAGCCTTTGACGATCTTCGTCACCAACTGCTCGGCGGTAATCTGCTTGAAGTACTCCTCGCTGTAGCGCGGGAGGTGACAGTACCCCGGAGGAAAGGGAGTCCCCTTCGCGAGGTCCTCATCGGTGGGTCGGTCAAGCCGAAGCCAACGGTACAGTTCCTCTTTGGCCATGCCGGAATTGACCGGCCAAACCCTGACGCCGCGTTTCAGCTTCGCGCCCGCTGGCCCCACCTCCACCGGAGACGCCGCCCCAATGAGAGCGGGCGTCCGCGAATCGCCTTTGATCACCAGCACGCGCCCGCCCTGCCTTCGCGCCCACTGGTACACCTCGATGGTGGCGAAGCCCGAATCCACGGCGAGTTGCAGGATCTGCAACTCCAGACCGGACGCCGTCGGGAACGTCTCGCTCAACAGCGCGGTTAGCTTCTCCCAAACCTGCGGTCGCGACGTGTCTCCTTCGAGCACCCGGTAATCGACCGACCACGATTCCTTCCCCCGGCCCCACGCGGTAATCTCGACCTCGATGCGGTCCTTCTGAACATCAGCGCCAGCCGTAAGGAACAGCCCGCCAGGCGGCACGGTGCCGACCTTGTACGACTCGCGCCGGTCATAAAGCTTCTGCCACTCCGGCGCTTCGCCGAGCAGCGTCCACGTCTCGCCCAGCACGGTGTTGACGAAGACCTGAAGCAACGCCGGGTT